TTCTTACATACTCTACGAAGTACCCGTTGTTTCTAGCCACTGATGCAAGCTCGCTATCAGCCGCCATTCGGATTCGTCGAATGTAGTGTCTTGAATATCCGGGATGTGCGCCGGGAGTAACGCCAGCAAGAAGAGACAGCGTTCCACTTGGCTTAACGGTAGTGATCTTGATTGAAGTAGGGAATCCATTGTCATTAGAATATTGTTTATCGTAAGCGCGAAGATACACATACACATCTGAAAGCCAGCTTCTTTGTTCGTCTGTAGCTTGAAGGTATCCGGTTACACCAATACCCATTCGCATGTTAGCATGTACAATATCTTCTGTTTCTTTAACTGAACAAGGAATAGCGAGGCTATGCTTATTGATTCTGTACAAGTACCTAGCTACTTTCTTTAACTCTACTCTTGACTCAATGTTTGGTAGGTATATCTCTGCAAGACAACAGGTTTCAAAGTTTGCAAGAGACTGCTCAGCACATGGATTGTACCCCATGACATCTGGATCCGGATACTCTGTCTCTCCAGTACGTCCTTGAATCCTAGATGAAGAAAGGTTAATCAATCCGTATGGTTCTCCGTTACCTTTATAGCCCTCCCAGAATTCTTCAGGTAGTAAAGAGATGTCGTCACAAGCAACAGAGTTGTTACTCATAGCTCTCCAGTTAGGTATACCACCAAGATCCCAACGCTTAGCTCTTAAGTACTCTAGATCGTCATGATCTCCAATAGCTATCTGAGCTGATCTACGGACGTTTCCTGCCACTACAATCTTCCCGATGATATTCATTATATCTAAGCAGTCGATAGGGCGTAGACGCTTCCCTGATCGCTCGTTAAGGAGTCTGTTTATTTCAAGCATACCCCATACTAAATCCTCTGGCCCAGATGCAGTACCACCAAATCCTTTGATTGGAGAACCCTTACCTCTAATGAGGTGAGTAGCAAACGTAAAGTTCTCTCCAGTCTTGAAGCTTGCTTTCAAAACTCTGTAGAGTAGATCAACCCATCCCTCTCTTGAGTCTGGCACAATAAAGTCTGCATCGTTCTCATCAAGTCGTGTGACCTTTACCTTACGCTTAATCTTTGGTAGCTGATACACATGCTCTCTCTGTATGTTAAACCCAACACCAGATCCTAGCATAAGCATTTCAAATGCCCAAGTGAATGGACGAATAGGCTGATCAACAACAGTGAAGGCACAGTTCTGTAGTGATGGCAACCCTAGCTTATCCACTGTCTTAGTTCCCAGCTGCCACAGGAATCTTCCGGCAACAGTTCCTTTAAGGTTGAGCATGATGTTGCGTACATCCTTCTGCTCTCTCTCTGAGAAGTTACAGTTAAGCTGCTTGTTGCAGGCTTCAACGACACGATCAACTGTGTCCGTCCACTCCTCAGTTTTACCATTCTTTAATGGTCTAGAGTAGGTACGTTTAAAGGTAGGGTAGCCCACCTCCCCCCATGGGGTAGTTTGTTTTTGAGTCATAAGTTTTTGTGAAAAAAGGACGGCGAATCTACGTAATTTTTCTACACATCTAGTCGGTGTAAAAGAGGGATGTCTGCGTCCTGTTCTTTAATTAATTCTTTAATGTAATCAAGCTCAAGCCTCATGTAATATTTTAACTCAGCTGATAGTTCAGATAGTTGTTCTTCATTCTCTATTGGCTTACCGTCAGGATGCACAGCCTCATAAAATTTAGTTACTTCATCGTGCATTCTATCACATGCAGAATAAAGCCTGTTACTTAGTTCCTCCATTCTTAATAATTTGTATAGCCTCGGCTACTTGTTGTTTGTTTTTACAAATGAACAACATCGGAATGGGTGCGTCCTGATCATTCAAGTGTTTCAAGAATAACTTCCACCGCATGGTGAAGTCGTGATGAGACGGAGTATACCCTTTGGTTTCGATAATCCAGCTACCATCTTTAGCAACAAAGTCTGGAGTGTACTTAATAGGCAGGATCATACTTGCTGTTCTATCTTTCATCTCCTTAGCTTTAGGTGTCATCTTAAAGTAAACACCCTGATGCCTAAACTTCTCAACCAATACATACTCTAGCTTCTCGTAGTCAAACTCTATCTTTTCTTCTTTCAATAGGTCAGCACAGCTCTTCTCTAATCCACTTTTATACTTGCCTAACTGACGCTTTTTGGCTGACTTTCTTTTAGTTGTCCCCGGCTTGCGTCTCTTCATGCTGCGAAATATACATTTTATTCCCAGCTATTCATCATTTGTTGGTAATTCTTCTACTGTTTTTTTAACAAACTCATCACAGAGGTATGTCAAAAAGGCGTTCATTCCATCATCTACTTCAGCTGCATGAAGCAGCATCTGCGCTGGAGCCTCCGGATGACCTACCAGTCGGCATATAAACATCCCTTCTTTTGTAATTGCGACAGCTAAACCTGCCTCTTTCTCTGGCTTGGCACAATCCAAAGCCCTCGTTAAATACTTAGTAAACTTACTCATTGATAAAATTTATATTAGGTTCTAGTTTAAATTCCTTCTGCTCAGGTAGTTGTATCTGAACAGGATCATATAATTCTTTGAAGGTTGTTTTAATTCTAAACCCTGTAGCTTGGGTGTTGAATATAAACTTAATCGGATCATCCCAAGGTGTCGGCTGACCTCCAGTCTCAGTCTCTCTCACTTTCCTGATATGCACCTCAGCTGTACGCTTCTGGTCTGTATCTGGAGCCTGTACTTTTCTATGGATTGTCATGAAACAATCAGCTCTGTTTACAAACTTACCACCACCTTCAGTGTCCTCTGCGAATGGAGCAACAGGCAAACCATCATCACCCTTTCTTCTCTGAGCTTCTGTAACAGCATGCATGTTCAACCACACTGCAACATTATTCTTGTTAGAGAATGTAAGAAACTCTGACGCAGCTTCGTAGTGATACTGGTGCTCGCTCACATTACCTGACTGAACTTTTAGTGAGTTGTAAGGATCAACGAAGACAGCATCCGCTTCTTGTTGGCGTAGGATCTTCTCGATAAACAATATGATGTCAGTAAAGCTGTAGGTCTCTCGGTTACTGATCACAGTAAAGTGCTCCCTTACCCACCTGTAAGCAAACTTGCGTTCATGGTATGTCATCATGCTTGCCTGCTTGTTGCATGCAAACTCCATAAGCTTCATCTTAATAGATGCTGTGTTGTTCTCTGACGAATACACTACCCACTTCCAGTTGTGACGTACCGCCGCATTGACCATAAGGTATAACGCAACAGTGGTCTTCCCGACATTACTGTGACCATTCATAATAAGGAATTCCTTCTTGTATCGGAAGTACTCATCGAACTTCTTGTCTCCTGTATCCAGACCAACTGCAATCTTACCTTGAGAGTAATCATCTATCCACCGGAAGTCTTCATCGTCTGATGAAACAAAAGACATATCCCCATCGTTGATCAACAGCTCACGCCTAGCATCTTGCTCTGCACTCACAGTATCTTTGATAGGGTCAAGCTTACCTTGCTCAATACCTTGAAGGATAGTGCTCTTAGCATGAGGCATATCATCTATGTCTCTCTTGCCTATCTCTCTTAGGAGAACACGAGTAGCTTCGTCTTGTTCTATCTTCCCTGCTGATATGAATCCACCTACCAATCTAGATGCAGACAATAGAGTTGAATGCTTATCCCCGTCAGCTGCATTACGAATCATCTTAGCTGCTAGGTTAAGCCTATAGTAATCTGTATAGTGACCCTCGACTTGAGCTACCTGTGACTCAGACTTCTCTGATGCAAACGCACCAAACTTCTTGCTGTTCTGATTGATTACAATCTCTGGATCGTAGCTCTCATAACAGGCTCTTGATTCGTTAATACCGGACTCGTCCACCTCAAGATTGTATCTCTTAAAGAAGTATGTCTTTAATGCTCTGAAGTGATCCCTGTGTCGCTCTGGATTTGATATGCTTACGACAGCCTTGATACCATCTCCAGATGGAGACACCCAGCATGCTCGAACATACTCGTCAGACCCAATAAAAGACTTGCTTTCTTTAACGTCAACGTGATCAAAGTCTAAGACAATAAGTCCAGAGTGTTCTACTAGTGCATCGTCAGCTCGTCTGGAGAACTCACCGCTGAAACAAACTAACGGGAGATTGTTCTTGAGCTTCTTGTCGTCAGTAGACCGGTACTCTTCTATTTGGTATCGGCTCTTCCCATCTCGTATACGGAAGAAAGCCTCGTGTGATTCTACATAGTGCGGGTCGTTTGGTGATTTTATGTTTCTGAAGAAGGTAACTTTCATTTTGATTCATCTTTTAATTCGTACCATGTTTTTACTTGATCCATCTGGGACTCATACCATACAGCCTTAGCAAACTCATCCATCACTGATGCTGACGGCTTCTTACCTGCTCTCATGCGATACTTGAATGCGTTCAGTTCACAGAAAGCTAAGTACTTTTCTTTGCCGAACACATCTATCATCATCTCCCACACCTCTTTGTCCCCGCTTTTGTAATGAGCTGGGTTAACATTATCGTAATCACTCATGTTTAATTAAATTAAAGGTGATAAAAAACCCCGCCGAAGCGGGGCTCTTTGTATGCAGGTTGACTTAATTAGAATGGTAGTACATCCTCTCCTTCTGCGTTAGCAGTAGCTGTAGAAGTCTTATCAGCCTTAGCAGCCATTGCAGCCTCTCGTCTTTCCTTCGCAGCTTCGCTGTTCCAGTTGTACACAGAGCCACAAGCCTTACCTTGCTTACTCATGAACAGCTTGATTCTTGCATTGCCACCGTGACCAGTCTCCGGATCTCGTGTGCTAATGTAATTGTCAAGAATATCCTTGAGCTCATGGTCTTTCAACTTAATTGTCCAGCTGATGATTTGTCCATCTTCAGCAAATCTTGGGTCATCTACCCATCCGATCAACTCGGAGTCGTACTTCTTTTCTTCCATCTTAAAATAGATTATAAATTAATTGATTTAAAAATACTGACACAAGCAAACAAGCAAGTGTAGTTACAGTAAAAGCTATAGTTTCTTTATACTTCGTATTCTTCATAGTAAACTGTTGACTTTTCTTTACCATCTAAAAACTTAACGATGCGATCAAGGGCATCATTAAACTTCATCTCTCCGGTGAACAGAGTATTCTCTGAACACTTTACCAGAGCAGGCAGGTAGGGGTAGGTCTTCTCTTGAGCTACCCAGTAGAAATCTTCTACACCAAACACCTTCGTATAGATGTATGCTTGGATGTCATAACCAAAATCTCTGACGCTATATCTAAACTTTGATACAGACTTCGTTGACTTGGAGTCTACAATAAACCCATTGCCCAGACAATCAAGGAACCCCTTGACGAGTACCGGACCATGTGCAGTAGGTATCTCCTCATTAAACTCAACCTGATAGTCACCGGACATGTGAGACTTAATCAACCCACACTCATGGAGTCTGTCGATCATCTCATTAGCCATCTTCCAGTCATCTGTTGAGCACAGACTCTTACCTTCTTCTTTCGCTTTCTCTTCGAGCTTAGCTTTCTCACTCTTATAATCGTTAGTGAGCTTGTATCTCTTGGAGTCACGAGTCTTCTGGGTGCAGGCATCTAGTATGCGGTCATCTGATACAACGCAGTACAAGTCCATTGCTTTTTCTCTTTCAAACAAAAGCATGTCATACAGAGTTCCGAAGTCCAGAGCATCTGATCGGAACTTAAGCTCACCCTTCATGTATCTATCGAACTGCGCCATGTCTGAAAGCGCATTCTTAACAGAGCTATATGAAAGATGAGGCCTGTCGTACCTGTCTTTTAACTTAGCTGAAATCTTCATCTTACAAACTTCTTAAGTGCAGCTTGCTGCTTAGCAGTTAGATCATTCCCATACTTAGTGATGATGCTATCAAAAGCTTTCTGCTTATTAGTCTGTGACTTGATGTAAGAGACAGCCTTATCCATAACATTCTCTTGCATGTTCTTAGCTGTTTGCTTGAACTCCTCCTTT